CGAGCTCCGTGTCGAGCAGTTCCTTGTCCGCGCCCGTCGCTTCGTGATTGTAGAACGGGCCGAGCTGCGAGACGAGGAACGCCGTCGCCTGCCGGTTCGTCGCATCCGTGTCGTCGTCGGACTTCTTCGGCAGATCGGCGCGCACGATCAGCTTGCCCACGGGCGGCAGCTTCACCGTGATCATCGTCGCCGCAAAGCGGTCGCGCCGCGCGATGCCGGCCGCGTTCAGGATCGTGCGGCTGCCGATCTCGCGCCCATACGCCTGCTCGATCTTCTTCAGGACCGCCGTCGTGGCATCGTACATCTTCTCGTAGCTCTTCACGAGCAGCGCCAGCTTGACCTCGCTCTCGATCGGCAAGGTCTTGCTCGCGATCCCCTTCATGGCGTCGTACGCCACGCGAAACTTGTCCGTCCGCATCTGGGTGCTGCGCTTCTCGCTGGTGGCTGATTCGCTCATGTGCTGCGTGCTCCGGGTGGTGGTGAATCGTGCGCGTGAGACCCTACCGACAATCTACCGTCCCGTCGTCCGGTGGACAGCCGCACCCGCAGCCGTGCGCCGGCGCCGCTGGTGCCTCGATCTTCGCCTCGTAGAAGCTGTCGCCTTGCCCCATGGACGGCGTCACGCGCTCAACGCCCACCGTGCCGTCCGGCATCCGCACCGGACGCTCATCGAGCGCGAGCCGCACGAAGTATGTCTCGTCGTCCGTGCGAATCTTCCAGAGCCGCGTCGTCGTCATGCCGCCCGCTGCTCCAAGCGCGAGAGCCGGTCGTCCAGCGACTGGATCGCGTTCACGCACGCCGCGAGCACCGGGCGATCCGAGAACGAGAGGATGCCGTCCGAGCCGACCATCACGGCCTCGGGGATGAACGCCTGCACATTCTGGGCGCTGAAGCCCGAGTAGTCGTGCGCCATCTCCAGCCCTGAGAGCTGGTTGAACTTGTACGTGATCGGCTTCAGCCCGAGCAGGTCGCTCAGCCCCCGCGTGAAGGGCCGGATGTCCGTCTTGTGCCGCTCGTCCGAGACGCTGGTGATGTTGCCGCTCGCGTCGAACGTCGCGGAGCCAGCGCCGTACGTCGAGAATCGAACCGTCGACTGAACGAGGAGCGACGAGGAGAGGGTGACGGCTCCGGCGGCGAGGAACGTTCCGTTTACTTCGAGTAGGTGTACTGGATTCGTCGTCCCGATGCCGACGTTGCCACCGCTTTTAATTCTTACCGCTTCTGTGTTGTTCGCACCAAGCGCTAAATCTCCACCAGTACTTCCATATACGGTCATCGGAGAACCTACTCCTGTAGATAAACCTATCCAACCATATTGTCCGCCGGCAACAGTCCCAACCGCAATCGCAGTACCTTGATTCGTACCAGGTAAACGTACATCCAATAATTGTCCCGGCGTCGTCGTCCCGATGCCGACGTTGCCACCCATGAACGTTGCGGCGTAACCTGAGGCTACGGTGACGCCTAGTAACCCCGTCGCGGTGAGGGCACCCATACTAAACGCCCCGGCTGCATCCCGCGCGACAATTGTACTAACCGTGTTGCTACTCGTTGCGTCCGATGTTATGGAGGCGGCGGCGGTTCCATCAAAGGACGGATCGCCACTAACAAGATGTGCTCCGAACGTCAAAGTATGCGAAATACCAGTGCTTCCAACAAAGCCCGTGGTTCCTTGCGATCCCGTAAATCCGGTTGTTCCTTGACTTCCCGTAAATCCTGTTGCACCGAACGATCCAACGAATCCGACCGATCCTGTAAATCCTATGACGGTTGAAGCTGATCCAGTAAATCCGATTGTTCCTTGACTTCCCGTAAATCCTGTTGCACCGAACGATCCAACGAATCCGACCGATCCCGTAAACCCCGTCACCCCGTCTTTGAATAACCCCATATTAGAATAAAACTTCCACCCGTCATCGTCATATACCGCAAATCCACCTGCATCAATAGAAATTGGAGGAAGAATGCCATTCGTATCAGCGGTACCGGCCACCCAAAATGTAATTGTCTGGGCGCTGCCGGTAGGATTTGTAATTGTGATCGTTTTAATGAGCGTCTGTGTTGATGCGGGCGCAGTATATAATGTCGTGGCGGAGTTCGCGGGTTGCCCTTGATACAACCGTTTAAAGGTTTCTACATTTCCCACCCCAATTTCCATACCAAATACTGTGACAGTAATAGACGTTGATGCAGATGATTGTGCGCTGAGAGTGTCTGCTGCGACGAGAATAATCATGCGTTACCTTATGTAAAAAATGAAAATGCGCGCTGTATAAAGGTCGATCCGGTATATCCAAATGATCCGAGATATCCTGCCGATCCCGTAAATCCAATAATAGTAGATGCCGAACCAACGAATCCAACCGAACCCGTAAATCCTGTTCCGCCCGTGTTACCAACTGATCCGGTAAATCCTGTTCCTTGGCTTCCGGTAAATCCTATTATAGTCGAAGCCGAGCCGGTGAATCCAATATTACCAACTGATCCAGTAAACCCAATGACGGTTGAGGCCGATCCGACAAATCCTGTATTACCAACAGAACCAGTAAATCCAATAACGGTTGAAGCAGACCCAACAAATCCGGTGCTTCCGACGCTTCCGGTAAATCCTGCTGAACCAGTGAATCCAACTCCTCCCGTATTACCGACGCTTCCCGTAAATCCAATGACAGATGAGGCCGATCCGGTAAATCCTGTTCCTTGGCTTCCGGTAAACCCCACGGCAGATGAGGCGGAACCCGTGAATCCGGTCGCACCCGGTCCTCCACTCGTTCCTTGTGGGCCAACGCTTCCCGTAAATCCAGCAGAACCCGTAAATCCAAACGATCCAGTGAAGCCGTTTCCACCACCCCCACCCGATCCTAAAAATCCCGGACTAACCCATCCCACCGATCCAATAAATCCGTTTTCATCAATAAATCCCGCAAGAATCCCCACGTCAGATAAATTCGATCCTAAATATCCAATTGATCCTCCAAATCCTGTTGGATCAATGTCAAAATTCAGCGTATATGCCCCGCGACTTCCCGCAAACCCAATCGATCCGATATACGAATTCAGTGATCCGGTATATCCAATCGGGAATTCAGTATTAATAAGAGGGTCAGCAGTAATGCGAACGTTTCGACTCATGCCGTTGACTTTTCAGGGGAGATGTGTTATACTACATAATACCTTATTTATGAAGAAATACTCAGATGGGGTGGTTGAACATCTTCTGATAATTACTGCGCGATGACAATTATGGGCGAGGCTAGCGTGTTTTATAGATTTGAAAATTCCGAGCGGAGTTTGAACAGATTTGCTACAATGATTGACACAATCTTCCTTTCGTTTATGAAATAGTCTTCCTTTGGTGTAGCCATCCGGAATTGCAAGAGGCGGCATTATTCTAGACTCTTTGCCTTCTAGTACATTGCAAATCCAGATCAAGCCAATATGTTTTTCACGATTTTTTTGTTTTGCGTCTTCGGCTTGAGGCACACCAACATTCCACGCAATTCGGCCAATACCAGCAAGACCTATGATTGCTTTGGTTTCTTCGGATAATCTATGCCCGAGCGCATTCGTATTTCCGCGTAAAGATTCACTAATTTGTGCCTTTTGAGTTTCAGCCATCGGTTTCTCAAAATTAGGATTCAAATCGCCACACATTCGTAAACTACTTGCTTCATTTTGTTCTTTGGTGTGTTTGCATCCTAGTGAATTTTGCTTTCCTTTCATGGTCTCCGCAACCTGTTGTCTCCAAGCAAATGGCCGGTCGCATCCTGCGGCATTTTTATTGCCAAATTGAACAGAATAAAACGAGCTATTAGCATAAGCACGATTTAACCACTCTTTACTTTCAACAGCCTTTACTTTATGCAAAAATCGCTGTTCATACTCGTGGGCTTCCTCTCTTGTATCAAATAATTTTCTTACTTCGGCTCGAAAAGATTCCTTTCCGTATTCTTTTATCAATTCTTTAACAAGTTCCGATGAACTAAAGTATGTGCTCCATAAATCCTGCTCAGCTTCACATTTATTAGCAAAACGATATCCATAGTATTTCTTGGCGGTTGGAATATGATATAAGTAATATGTATATGTTTTAAATTTATTCATACGAATCTCCATAAATGAAAAATCCCGCCGACCTTATCTGTGTTGATTGCACGGCACACCGTTAGGGGCGACGAGACACAAATGTAGTGCGGCGGGACAATTTCGAACGGGTCGTGCAATCACTTCTATTTATACACGGAAACCATGCAAAAATTACGAATAGCTATCATCGATGTGCTAGGATTGACATATGATGCCACCACGGTTGAAGAATATGGCTTGGGCGGATCGGAAAGTGCGGTCATTTATATTGCCAAAGAACTGCAAGAATTGGGGTGCGAGGTCACGGTATTCAATAATTGTAACGATTCTCGTGCTAAAGCCGGAATATATGATGGAGTAGAATATATCGATCTTTCTGTCTTTAATGAAGAACGCGCCGCCGCAGAGATTCCGCACTATCTACAACAAGATATTATGATCGGCTCTCGTTCCATTCGCCCGTTTGTAGAGGCGCGATATCACGGGTTGCGAACAATTGCTAAGAAAAAAATTCTCTGGATGCATGACACGTTTTGCGACGGCGATTCAGAAGTCGAGAAACTGGTCGTAAATGGAGTAATTGACGAAATATTTACGCTATCAGATTTTCACACGTTTTACATTTCTTCCTGTCATCATGGTGGAGATCGCAGAAATCCCGAAGTGCTCAAAAACAAAATCTTCATGACTCGAAACGGAGTAAAACGACGCATAAACGAAATTGATGTAAGGAAGAAAGATTCCAATTTATTTGTATACAATGCCTCATTAACTAAGGGAATGCTTCCGCTAGTTAAAGACATCTGGCCCGAAATTAAAAAGCACATACCTACCGCACGACTCACCGTGATCGGAGGATATTATCGTTTTCGTGATGGTGCGGAACCGGATGCCCAAGAAAAAGAGTGGCGAGAATTGGTAAAGGATGAATCTCTGACAAAATTGGATATACAGTTTACAGGCATCATTCCACAAAAAGAAATAGCGGATATACTTTCCGAAGCAACGTTCTTTTTATACCCATGCGCCTTTCCGGAAACGTTTGGAATTAGTACATTGGAAGCACTGACTTATAATGTAATTCCAATATCTGTGAAATTTGGTGCTCTCGAAGAGACAGCGGTAGAGAAGGCATCCTATCTCATGGATTATGCCATAGAACCCAATTCACTATATCCGAATATCAATAAACCGAAACAAATACAGAAGTTCGTGGAGATGACCGTGCGGGCCTATAATACGCCGTACCTGAATATGCAGAAGCAACAGTACGCCAATATTGTGCATGAAGTATCGGGGTGGGATACAGTCGCTTTGCAGTGGAAAGCACATTTTATCAAAAAGCTTTGTAAGTATTTGCCCGTTGATGAGTATCGTCGTGTTCAAAAGATCAATCAGCGTGTTCACGAGATTTTTGGAAGACGGTTTAGTAATCCCGAAGAATGGGCATCAATCAAGACCGTTCCTGAACAGCGCATTCATGTAATCACCCCGTTCTACAATGCGGCGGACTATATTGAAGATTGCATTCGTTCTATTGCGACCCAAGACTATGGCGACTATCGTGTTACGTTAATTGATGATGCTTCTACGGATGGAGGGTATGCCTTAGCGGCACTGACTCTCAGTAAACTACCAGACGATATTAGAAAGAAATTTACCCTTCTACACAACGATGTTAACAAGGGGGCGGTAGAAAATCAGGTCACGGCTATTCGCGGCAACGGACACCCCAACCTCTCCATTATCATAATGATTGATGGGGATGATAAGCTGGCCCCTCGCAATGACATCTTTCAGTTCTATAACACCCTTTATGCCGATGGAGCAGAATTTACGTATGGATCGTCGTGGTCTATGGCCGACAACATTCCGTTAGTTGCACAAAACTATCCTGAAGAGGTGAAGAAAAATAAAGCGTATCGTGCCTACAAATTTTCTTGGGGAGTTCCTTATACACATTTGCGTACCTTCCGTCAGAAATTGCTCGGTAAGATCAAAGACGACGCTTCATTCAAGGATAAGGATGGAAAGTGGTATCGGGCTGGTGGCGATACCGCAATATTCTATAGTGTGATCGAACAGGCTGATCCAAATAAAATTCGTGCCGTACAAGATATTACCTACATGTATAACGATCTCAATCCCCTGAATGACTATAAAATCCACGGAGAAGAACAAACTATGACTGCGAACGCGATTGCCCCGGCTTCTAAAATGACAAACGCCGATATTCTATCAACGTCGGTGTTTAATATGAAACCGCCTAGAAAGTTTGTGGGACTAGAGGGATTGAAGAAATTCTCTCAAAAAGGAAGTGATGCCCCTATCCTAGCAGAAGCAAAGGAGCCGTTAGAATGGAAGCCCGCGAAACTATCAATAGACAAGGGCATTCGAGACACGAGTGTTAAATTTGTTCCGCCTCCCTCCAAGGAAAAGAACATCCTGATTGCTATTCCTACCAACAAATATATCGAACCCGAAACCTTCAAATCCATATACGATCTGATTATTCCATCAGGCTATGCGGTAGAATTTCAATACTTCTACGGCTACACCATTTCGCAAATTCGTAACCTTATTGGAGAGTGGGGTAAGCGATACGACTATCTTTTCTGTGTAGATAGTGATATCGTGCTTCCGAACAATGCTTTAGTCAAGCTTCTCAAGGCCGATAAGTACATTGTATCGGGGTGTTATGTACAGCGTCTCCATAATAATACCTTGGAATTATTTGAGGCCAATGGGCTTGGGGGGGTGGTTCCCATTTCAGTAGAACGCCTGACCGGAGAACTGATATCTGTTGATGCGTGTGGGTTCGGTTGTGTGCTGATTAATTCCGTTGTATTGAGAGCTATGAAATATCCCCATTTCATCTACACCGAAGCGTTGGATCACAAGAACACCATTTCTGAAGATATTTATTTTTGCACGAAGGCAAAACTGGAACACGGGTACACGATTTGGGCCGACACCTCGCTAATTTGCAAGCACATCGGCGCACACTATTACGTTCCCGTCAACCCTAACGATACTTTGAAAAGTGTCTGATCGACTCCGAGAACTTTCCAAACAAGACTTGCTCCCCAAAGCCCATAAAGACTATCTCCGTGCCATGAAGGACATCGCGGATATTGAGCCAAAGGTGATCTACGATATCGGGGCATCCGTCTTACACTGGACTCATGCGGCTCAGGAAGTGTGGCCGGATGCAAAGTATGTGGTGTTTGAGGCTCTTATAGATTGCGCGTTCCTGTATGAAGAAGAAAAACTTGACAATTACATTTACGTATTGTCAAGTCCTGAAATGCAAAACAATGAAGTGTTTTTTCACTGGAATGCGGAACATCCGGGAGGTTCGGGATACTACGCCGAAAATCCTATATATAACGGTCGTCCTGATCTGTATCGCTCCACGTCGCAAATTACAGAAACATTAGATGCGTTGGTGCGAAATTATGAGATTCCGCTTCCAGACCTTATCAAAATGGATATTCAAGGAGCCGAACTCGATGTGTTGAAGGGAGCCACGGAAACGCTCAAATCCTGTGAACATTTGATCCTCGAACTCCAGAAGGTGGAATACAATATCGGAGCACCTTTGGAAGACGAGGTGATCGATTATTGCGAATCTGTTGGATTTGTTCTTGTAACACCGGAGTTCTCAGACAACGGCCCAGACCATGACAGCCACTTTGCTAGGATTGTGTAGCTGATCCATCTATTGTCGCAATACCAGAGAGAATACGGGTCGCAAAGGACGTGGACGTATTCAAAATAATAACGTCGTATACTTGTCGTCCGATTCGTAGGGCCGCTGTCTGGAGATAGTCGAGATTTAGCGTCAACGTGCCTGTTGTTGGATCGGGATCGATAATTGGATTGAGATCGGTATAGGCGAAATTATTATAGCCTGTTCGCATTTGTGCCGTTACGGTATATCCGGTCAAATCGAACACGGTGCCGTCGCTATTTGTAACGCCCACTTCTTCGAGAAATGTTTCGTTCTGATTGATCGTAAGATTCTTTTCGATGGCCATGAAAGTGGGATTAGGGTATAAAGACTATTTATCGCGCCCACTTCGCCAACGGACAAACACTTCCTAGTATGTGTGTTTTTAAGCGCATACCGCACCCGCACTTCTTGCATCGCCCCGATTCCGCTTCAAACTCTGGACAGGTCGAGCACGTTTGGAGTCGTTCGAAAGCGAGATCAGCAGATGCCAGTACAGGCTGTAATGTCGCGGCCTTCTTTCCCAACTTCCACATTTCAGCGGCAAGATTGCGTCCCTGTTGAAACAACGACGGGAATTCTGATAGTTTCTCGGTCGCGAGCATGGTATCTACTTTCTCAATCTCGGCCTTGACTTCGGGCGTGAATCGGGCATCGTGTTC